TTTTATATAATATTATGTTTGGCGGAGAGTACAGGACTCGAACCTGTAAGTCCATCAGGACAACAGCTTAGCAGACTGCTCATTTACCAATTAATGTAACTCTCCAGTCGAAGGTAGCAAATAACTACCTTTGTGCACTTTGACTCGCATTTTTGTTTATAGCCGATATAATGCTGAAAGTGGGCTAATCAATAAAAAACTCCCACATAGGAACGTATCCTGCACATCTAAGTGCTGTGAGAGTATTGACGTTATTATGGCTGGAGATATTGGACTTGCACCAATGACATTTTGATTAACAGTCAAACGCTCTAACTAACTGAGCTAATCTCCAATATTTGTCAGAGGCTTTTTTAGAGTAGAGCCTC